GAACAGCCTAATTTGACTGTTCTCTGTTATACGCTGCTAACTGTTTCTTATGGATTTCTAACTGTCTAGGTGGTACCATCCTTAGGTTACGTACTGGACGTACAAAGTGCCTACAGTTAGGATGGAATATTTCACCTGACCGTCTTACAGTATCTATAGAAGGAAAACCTGCCGTACTACCATTCAATGAAACTATCATACCTTGGTACTTAGTACATGCATCGGTAGTTAACGGGTGAGTACTAATAATCCCAAGATCAACTCCATTTACAGCACCCTCAGCTTTAATAGCCTCTAAATGGGTAACCATTAATTTAGTCTTACTGACAAGCCTTAGGTAAACTTCCATTTTCCACCGTCTACCTGCCTTATCAATTATAGCGATCTCAGATTCATCCAGTTTCTTAAGTAAAGCCTGTTTCTGTAATTCCTTCTTCATTTCACGTTCATATTCCAAGTGCCCATAGTTAAGTCCTCCCCTACTAGTCATAGCCTTAGCTACAGTTTGTCTAACTAGGGACTTAACGTTTTCCTGTGTATTGTTGGTAGCTTGGAGTATGTCACGCTGAGTATCGGTAACTAATTTGTGTACCTTATAATCATGAGTAGACTTAAATGAAACTGACTTTACATCAATAGCCTTTTTGATCTTATCTATCGTTTTCTGTTTCTCTATTGGAGTCATAGCCTGAATAGAATCAACGTACTCCCCAACTTCAAACCTCGACAGTGCCATACCTGAAAGATAGGCATTTAAGATAAGGAGTGGAATTAGCAGCGTAACCACATTAGTCTGAAATTGTGCATAAGCAGCAGTTATCTGTGCTAGTATGAATTGCTGTCTTTGCAGTAACTCTAGATTAGACTTAGATTCAGGTAGTTCAGCTAGAACAGCCATTTGTCTAATTAATTGTTGTTTCAGTGCATCATAGTGTGCCATAATCATATCTACATCATCTGCATATTCAGGGAACGGAAATATTTCCTGTTCAGCCAAACTACCTCACCCCTTTATTCTTTAGGCTTTTCATCTTCTTTAACAGGTTCAGTCTTTTTAACCTCTAGTTCATTAGGGTCATTAAATACTGAGGCATTAGCTACTTCTAAAGCCTTTTTAGATTCTTCATCAATACGTTCAATCTCAGCATCAGCCTGTTCTTCCGTTAATCCATCCATAACCATTAATGCTGTCTTACGGCTTAATGTTTGACTTGCATTGGTACGAATAGCCATACGGTTAGCAATCTCAGTATCGTCCTGAGGTAAACCATCGTTAAATTTAATCTGAGGTACTACTATTTCATAATCGACATTTTTAGGGTCCGCATAAGCCTCTAACATTTGGGCTATCATGTAGACACGTTTTAACCCGTCCTCAAAGAATTGACGTTTACGGTTAACCTTAGCTAACAGTCCTGCCATTCTCCACTTAATAGAAAGTCCTGAGTTACCTGACGTACCACTGTCTTTTAATCCAACAGCTACAGCAGGGATTTCAGAAGTACTTAATAGAAACTCAATTACTGTTTCCAGTTCCTTATAGGCATGTTCTAATTTACCGTCCCATGTTACGTACTGAGGGATAATATCGTCTTTACCCATAACCTCAAATACTTTGTTTATAGCTATGTGAAAGTAGGTTTGTCCTTCATCATCCATATTGATTAACCCAGTAGGTAAAGCTAAAGCAGGGTCAGCATGTTTATCTAGAATGTTAGCTACCTGTGATAAACGGTTATTAATCTCGTCAAAGAGTGCCATATGTTCACTGAGATCATCAAACCCTTTCCAGTCAGTGCCGTCACTGTAGTTAGGAATGTGTACCATTAAAGGTACTGGGACACCCGTATTTACTACCTCATAACCCTCAGCAACTTCATCATCAATCTTAAATCGAATGATATTACCGTATCGGTCACTCATATAGTTATTCAGCCTGAATACTCTGTAGATGATTTTCCCTGCATAGTGTGACTCTACATAGAGTAGAAACTTATCGTCATTGTCAGAGATTTGTACAGCCTCAGCAATATGGTAAGCTACAATCTTACTTCTATCGAATGGACTAGTCTGAGGGTAAACCTTCTTAGCATCTACTCCCTCAATGATTACACGCTTAGGGTCATACCCTATCGGAAATGCACCACCGTAAAGCTGTCCATAACGAATCTTGAAAAAGGCATCCCCTTTAATCGCTGCTTGTAATGACTGTTGGTAAAATACCGTGTGTAGGTTGTTATCATTTGTAAATCGGTCTAATGCCTTTTGTTCAGTACTAGCCTCAGGTTTACCACTAGAGACTACAGGTTTTTCTCCAAAAAGAAAGTCAGCACTTTTACGGGCAATTAGCCCAGGGAAGTTAGCTGAAATGTATAACTCATTTTTACTTCTATCCTCTAGGAAAATATCAGCGTGGTCACCGTTAGCTATCTTTTCATTACGTACATATTTATTAATACGCTGTTCGTGATCTGTTAAAGGGAAATACTCACCTTTCACAAAAAGGTCACGTAATTGCATTGTTCAAACCCCCTTCAAAATAAAAAAGACCGGTAGAATTTTCTACCAGCCTGTCGGTTTATTCATAAACATTTTCTTTTGTCTGTTACCTGCTAATTCAACAGCACCGTGTACAGCATCGGGTCCATCATCGTGGTCATGTGTAGGAAACAGCATGAACATTTCTATTAGCAGCCGTTGGTTTTTCTTAAACCGTATTGCACCCTGTTCTACTAATGGTTCAAGACTTTCAATACGTACCTCTTTTTTAGTGGTAGGACGAACTGATTTAATACGGGACTTATAGTAGCCTATAGCCGTCAATCTCTGTCGTAACTGTTGATAAGCTGACCACTGGGCTTGTACTGTCTCTACACCAAAAGTATGATGTTCATGTTCAATAATTTTCTTAACAGCCATTTCTAACCCTTCATGCATGTTAACCTTCTTTAACCAACAGTCTAGGACATAGAAAATACCTGTACGTCTATCTCTACCAAGGGTAACGATACACTGATAATCCCCTTTACCCGTTATGGCAATATCCCAAAAGCCATATTTCTCCATAGGCAACGGTCTACCAAACTGGTCAAATAAATCTTTATCGTCAAAGAACTGAAACATATCCTCACGAAAAATTGCATCCTCATCACTATATGGAATGTTAAGGTACTCAGAGTTAAATGACTTTGTACCAATGTTAATCTTTTCCTGCATTAGCTTGTAATACGGAAATCTGCCGGGCCATAAAGTCTCTAACCCTTTGTCCATTTCTTCTTTATGCATAAAATAGAAGTCCTCAGCATTATCCTTACGGTCACCGTTTTCTAGATCACGGTAAATTTCCTCGTAACGTTCCCATAGGTCAACCCTTTCAGGTGGACTTACAATAGCTGAATATCTCTTACTCTTAAAGTCTGCACGTTCCATTACAGCAGGTAAAAGACCTTGAGGGTGTACTAGTGTTCCCATGTAAATAAATGCAGTTGCAGTAGGGTCACCCATAGGCATTACTACTGAGTTAAATTGATGTAAGTTCTTTGCCCTTAACTCAGGTGTATTAGTATTCTTAGCTGATTCTAAATCATCGGCAATTATTAAGTCAGGACGGTAGTTTAAATGTTTACTACCACGTAATTGTTTCTGTAGTGAAGCACCTTGCACTTTAATATTATTCTTAGTTACAAAGACCTCACTATTATCTTTTGTATTTGACTTTGCGTTAGGGTCAAGTAACTCACCAAAATCCTCACGTAACTTTGCATTGTACTTTAACTGATTGTTAACCCATTCAGTAAACATACGTGAACCTTGGTCAGTTTCAGACAGGATTATAATATAGTGCCTTAAGTTATATACAATGTTTTTAACTGGTGTTACGTTACTTAATATTGTGGATTTGGCATGACCACGACTTACTGACCAAGCAATACGCTGTGTAGGGTCTACTAGCAGTGAGTCAATTATCCCTGTTAGTTCCCTGTGAAAGTCAGGTGCCTCATCTATAGAAAAGTTAGCTGGAACTATATTAGAGGAATTACCGTCATTTTTATCCTCAGAGAAGTATTCATACATAAACTCTAAGGTATCTGTCCAACACCGTGTAATACGTTCAACCTTTTTGTACTCTAGTTTTAATTCGACAGCCTTTTCCAGTACCTCACGGGATAAATGTCTACCGGCTTGTCTACTCTGATTAACTTTTTCTAAGAAGTTAAGAATTTCTACTTTTCTCTCTATCCATTGTTCGTAATTTTTTCCGTCAACGGAACCTCTCACTGTCAAATTGTTTCACCCCTTAAAGCTGTGCCAATCGGCTATTTATCAGTGCTTTAAGGTAATGACAATTACAGGTACAAGAAAAGCCTCAGGATTACTCCCAAGGCTTAAATGCTAAATCCACTATTTTATAAAAGATAATAGCAAAGGCTATTAATCCCATTAGTTCTAACATGACCTTACCTCTTTTTCACGTATTGTTTGACAATATCCCAATCTAGATTCTTCCTAGATAGTTTGCTGTTTTTCTTAGCCCACTGTTCCCACTCAGTAAAGAGTTTACTTACCTCCATTACATTTACGGGCTTAATACTACCTCGTAAATCCATTGGAGAAATTTTCAAACACTCTACAGGTCTGTTAGTTTCACCAAATATAAAGAAGGTGGTAATATCGCTAAATCTAGCTTGGTTAATTGCTTTTAATAACTGACCTGAGTTTAGATCATCACGACTTCTTTTAAACTCAATGTGAAGTGTCCAGCCGTACCGTTCAATACTAGCATCCACATCACCTAGCTTGTTATTACCCTCAAAACAGTCAGCATACATTTTTAAATCCCATACACCATTAAGGAACCCTACAACGTCCCTTATTTGTGGTAAGTACACCGTTGTTTCTTTAACGCTGCCATCATCCTCATAAACTTTGATCTTTCTATGACCATGCATAGTACAAGCACCCCTTTTTAGTTATTCAATTAGGTACTTGCATATTTACTGGAATTTAGGACATAATTAATAAAGCCTTGGGTAGTAAGGCAATTCGACTTAAATACGATTAGGAAAGAGGGTAACCGTTAGTAGGGGTTGCCCTTTTCCCTAGGTACGTAACCACGACAAAAAATCTATTAATGTGAGGTGTAGTACACTCCCTTGTTTACTTACATTCTCTTAGTGGTTACGTACCGTATTTATAATTGTTCAGAGATAGCCTTAGCGATAAAGTGACTTACTGGTACGCTGACAGCGTTACCCATTTGCTTATAGAATTGGCTATTGCTGACAGTCTGTTTATACCATGAAGGAAAGCCCTGTAATTTTTTGTACTCATTAGGAGTTAACTTCCTCACCCTGTACTCATGTAGAATAGGTCTAGGTTGTTTGTAGTCAGAGGACATTAACGTTCCAGCTATTCCATGTGCATCCCAAACCACGTCACGTTGACCACTCCTAGTACAGTGGTCAGGCTTAAGTGAACCTACTTCTAGTATCTTAGGCTGAGTATTACCACCGCCACAGGTATTTAATGTAGGGGAAACTCCATCAACAGAATACACCCTTTTCAGTATGTCATGCCCGTTAATACCCTCAGCACGTCCTAGAACAATAATCCCGTGCATATCTTGGGCTGTCAGTGTATACATTTCAGCCTCATTTTCCTTAGCACGTCTACCGTTCTGTCTTTTCTCTACTCTGTCAGGTGTGATACAAGCATGAACTCCCTCTAGCTTAACCCGTTGTTTAGCCTGTTCAATTACTTTAGCAGCCTTATCAGAATCAATGTAGAATTTCTCATCTACTTCCTCGTCCAGTATGCTAGACAGCTTAGGCACAAATGCTGTTTGCTGTTCAGGGAAAACAAAATCTAAATCCAAGTCCTTTCTAATTCCAAGCAGAAAAAACCTTTCTCTCGATTGAGGAAGGTTATGAAACTTGCTATTGTACATAGTGTAGACAAGTCTGTAACCTGCCTTATCGTACTCGTATTCAATCTCAGGTATTAACTTACCTACAGCTTTAACGTTCTCAGCTAGTATCCAATCAGGCTTTTGTTCTACCTCACCTAATAGTCGCATTACCTCGAAAAACAACCCTGACCGTGTTTCTCCCTTAATCATCCCTGCCTGTTTACCGGCATATGAAATATCGGTACACGGAAATCCAAATAGCCACCCTGAGGCAGTAGGCACGTCCTCACCTGTCATTACAGTAATGTCCATTTGTTTAACGTGGTCACTAATATTGTCACTGTAACTCTTTACAGCGTATTTATCAAAATCCCAAGCACCTACAATGTCAAACCCTGCCTGAATAAAGCCTAGATCAAAACCACCGGCCCCACAGAAAAAAGAGTTAACCGTTTTACCCATCTAATCACTTCCCTAAGTTTAGTCACTTAGGTACTTGCAATAGATGGGCTTTTTAGGACAGCTTACTTCAACTTGGTAACGGTTATCGGTGATCTGACCTTATCGGTGTATCTCCAACCCTTCCAAACACGTTCATTATACGAGTCTTTATTTTCAAAGTTCTTATCTGTAACATACTTAGCCTGGGCACCCCTTAATCTATCCCTAGCCTCGTAATACTCAGGTGGACGTTTCTTTCCTTTAGCCACTTAATCACCCCTGAGTTTAGGGTGCCCACAAATTAAAAAAGACACCCTAATAGGTGCCCTACATTACCTCAAATAGATTATCTACAAACAGATACATGTTGAACGCTATCATGCACCACCAACCAAACCTAACTACTGGATGCATTACTTTCCAATACTCCCTATGTACTATGACCTCTTTTGTGTAGACCATTAATGTCATAGAGAATAACGATGGGGTCAGTGATACCCAATGTGCATATAGCAATAGTGACGGGTAGAATATCCCTAGTATTAACAATGCTGAACACACTACCACGGATAACAGCATACCTCCAACTATTACCCCCAGTACCCATCTTCTTGTCTTTGAAGTCTTTTCCAATTTAATCACCTCATTATCATTATACCAAGTTCTAAACCGTTAATACCACCATAAAATAGATAAAAAGGGGGGTTATTAATGAGTAAAAATAAGGTGATTAAATCTGTTGGTTTTAATGTAACGAATGAGGACGATAAAACTATCTTAGCAGCCGTTGGGGAAAAGAACTTTTCTGCCTATGTGAAAGAATTAATCTTAGCTGATTTACGGGGAAATAAGAGTGAGTACAATGGTCCACTAAGGGTTATTAAAATCACGGAACAGGGTGGTATTAAAATCACGTTGCCCCCTCTCCCCCAAGACAATAGGGTGACAGTGGCCCACGGTTGACGTTGACAATCGTCATTACATTTGGAAAGGGGTTGCTAAATAATGATAGAGGGGAAAGGCTTAGGAGGAAAGCGTGTTAACCGATTGAAGTTGAGTCTGACCAACAGTGACGAGTCTGATCTAGCTAAACTTGCTACAGCTTGTAATATGAAAAAGTCTGAGTTAGGTTACCACATGTTTCAGTACCTAATCCACAATCCTGAGTTTCTTAACTATATCCAAAAAGAGTACTGCACCCAAAAAGCGTATAAGGTTGTCCTAGTGAACAAGAATGGCAATAAACAACTTGCACTGACAGGACGTGAGGACTTATGACAGGTATTAACTGGACTGACTTTATTATAGGTGGGGTATCGGCTATGTTCCTCTTTGCACTATTTACGGCTGATAATGACCGTGAGGAAGAAGAATTTGACCAGGGCAATACTAACAATACTAACAATGTGGTAGTAACTGACTTTTCCCGTAAATTACACCAAATATCTTGTCAAACCTGCCGTAAGATGAAAAACCACAGAGAAGTAGCCCCTAGAATTTTTGAGTGTACTAGGTGCCATAGACGTACTGATTTATCGTCTACAGGGTAAACTATTCATGAGGTGATTAAAATGGGTATGACCTACATTGAGTTTGTAAAAACGATAATACCCGATGCTGACGATAGAGAATGTGACTTTGTTTTATGGGAACACTCCCCTTTTCCAGTGGTGAGGACACCTAGTGAGTTACAGCCTTATATTGAGATATACGCTAAGAACGTCAGGAAACACTATTTAGCAGCACAAACTAAAAAACAACGGGTGCCCTTATAGGGGTGCCCTTTTTGGTTATACTGTGTAGTAAAGCGAGGTGAATTAAATGAAAAGAGTTAATATTAACAGTCCAGGGGACCTTAGGGAACTACTTGAACATTTATCTGAGGAAATAGATATGGATAATAATGTATCCCGTACTCTTGTTGGAAATGTCCCTAGACCTATTGTAGTTATGTTTAAGGATTTAGGACGTAAGAGAAAACAGTTAGAACAGGAAACTGAGGATAGGATGCACGAACTTGCACTTAAGGCTAAACAGCAACTAAAGAAGGAATTTAGTGAACGTGAGGATGAACTTGAGGATTATCATGACGAGGTTTGGGCTAAGGTTACTGCCGAAATGGGACTAAACCCTGATAATAACTATCAAGTAGATTCTAAAACAGGGAAAATGTATTTAGTTGGTGAAAGTTTGGGTAACAGTGACAGCCCTTATACGCACTAAAAAAGGCAGGGGAATTATCCCTTGCCTTAGTTTTATTATAGACCTACCTGATCTACACCGTAAGTCGATTCTTCTGTTGTAAACCCGTCAAACTCTAACTGGTCAATAAGTCCCTGACGTGAAAAGGAAGTGAAGTCAAGATAATCTTTTGCTTTCTTCCCTGCCTGTTCCTTCCAATCAACTGTAATGTTATTTACAGCGAAAGTTGAATCTTCATTAGAAAACCCGTCAAACTCTAATTGTCCAGTAAGCCCCTCTTTAGAGAAAGCTGTAAAGTCTAGATATTGTTCAGCCTTTCTTATTGCGTTTTCTTGAGAAACAGACATTGATGGTACTTGTACAACTTCTTTAACCGGTTCAGCTACTTCCTGTATCTCTTTCTCAACCTTTTCAGCAACAACCTCAGTAGCCTGTTCTACTTCCTTTTCTTCTACTGGTGTTTCCTTCTTAGGTTCCACTTCTTTAACTGTTTCTTCCCCACCACCTGAATTAGCAGCACCGATAATAATAATTGCAATAACCCATACCCACCATTTTTTATAGAACGGCTTTTTCTTCTTTTCCAATTTAATTACCCCCGTATGCAATTGTTTGTACATTTAGTGTACTCCACTATCATACACGGGATATGTCATTATGGCAATACTTTCCTTGGCTAAATTATGTAAATAGAAAAAGGTAGAGGTGACGAGGCCCCTACCTTTTTTGGACTCCCTTAAAGGAGATCACTCCCTTAAGTTTGCTATGAAGTTGTAATTACAGTATACCCACTTACTCCCCGTCTAATTCAGCTAATAGGTCAGCCTCAGATTTTTCTTCCTTAACTGTTACCTGCTGTTCAACCTTATCAGTAAGTAAGCCATAGCTTTTCAACGCTAATTCTAGGTATTTTACATGTGACCTTACTTTAGGGTCCAGTGTCTTATCCCGTAATACCTTTAGTGTATCTGAAAGGAAATCTTTGTGTAAGTCCATAGCTATGTCATTCTTAAACGCTAAGAACTCCTTATTTTTACCCCAAGTAGTCAGAGTATTTGGGTGAATCCCAAGTGACTCAGCAATTTCATACTTCTTTAACTCAGGCTGTTCAATCATTAAATACGCTGCTTTCTTTTGAATCTCAGATAATGCCATCTATAACACCCCCTTTAAATGTAAAAAAGCTGGACTATTTAGCCCAACTTAGTTTTTAAATATTCTTTAAAATACACCTGATACCTAGGTTGCTTTTTATGCTTTATATATGAAATAGTTGCTTGATCTAACCCGTGAGTAACAGCTAATGTTTTCTGTAATACCCCGTTCGCTAGACCATCCCAAATAGCAAAGCAAATATCCCTAGTCACCTTTCTACCGTTCATTGACCTATTTACCTTTGCTTTCTTGTCGGTAGTATTGTATTTAGGTTTATATTCTGTAACCAGTAACCCTTCAAGTGCTTTACGTTCATAGTTATCAATATCAATCTCAAAGATAAATACCCTTACGATAAACTTATAGAACCTCTTAGAGTCCTTTGTACCTCTACGGTGTGCCATTATTCTTTTTCTTAACTCTACACATTCCCCACCATAAAGGGGATTTCTAGAATTATCTGTAAGCATGTAAACACCTTTAGTCTTTGGCAGCGAACTTATATCCTCAATTTTATATTCAATCCATTTAATACTATGGAAAGCCTCAATTAATGACAGTACTTCCTTACTTATTCTTCTTTCTAACACTGTAAGCACCTAACCTTTCAGTTAGGCACTTGCACTTACGTTCCCTATTAGGACACTTATAGG